GGTCATGATTGGGCTAGAGCCTTTGACTTCATTTACAGATAATACTGATGAAGCACTTGTTGCTAATACAATATTTGAGGATGTTGTTAGTGATTGTCTTGGTCAGCACACATGGAATTTTGCAACAGGTCAAAAGACATTATCTAGGCTTTCAGATGTTCCTGTAGACAGGTGGGATGCTGCGTACGCATTGCCAACTAATCCTGAAGTTATACAAGTTCAAACTGTGACCATTGATGATGTTCCTCAGTCTTATGATATTTACGAAAGGTATGTTTATATCAATGCAGAGGAAGATGATAATGTTGTTCTAAATTATGTGTTTAGACCAGAAACTCAGTATTGGCCTCCTACATTTACTATGTGGGTTATATTTAGATTGGCTTCTGTTTTTGCCTTGTCTGTTACTCGCAAGGGAGATATTGCTCAGTCTTATACACAGCTTGCAGAAGGCCAGTTTAGAAGAGCCAAAGCCAGGGATTCACAACAGGTAACTAATCAAAATCTAAGATTAAGCAGATACCATCGTGCCAGACTTGGTAGCGGTATTTATCAAAACATAGAAGGCACATAATGAATGGCACTGCTTCGTCAGTTCTACACCAACTTTACGTCAGGAGAGCTAACGCCCTTACTGTCTTCAAGGGTTGATGCTAACGCTTATAAAAACGGCACTAAGAAGCTTCGTAACTTTCGTATGCTATCTCAGGGTGGTATAAGGCGTAGAGGTGGTTTCCGTTTTCTCCAAACACTGACTAACACAACTTATCAGTCTGAAGCTTATATCTTCGATGAGGATGAAGCTTATATACTGCTTTTCTCAAATACAAAATTAGAAGTAATAGATGTTACTGCACCAACAGTAATCACCCAGACAATAACAGGATGTCCTTGGACAACTGCTATGATTGGTGAGTTAAGAGTATCTCAGTCTGGTGACACAATGATTGTTGTGCATAAAGATATGGCTATGCAAAAGCTTACTCGTACAGCAGTAGATACTTTTGCCAGAACTGATTATGCTTTTGATGTTTCTGATGGTAAAACATTACAACCATTCTTTAGGTTTTCTGCTCCATCAATCACCATAACCCCCGCTGCAACCACTACTGCCTCGCAAAATTTCCAAGCAAGTGCAAGTTTATTTAGCAGCAATATGGTTGGTGAAAAAATAGAGTTTACAGATTCTGCCGGAACTATTGTTCATATATCGATTACTGGCTTTACAGATGCCCAGAATGTTACTGGAACCCTGAGTGCTGCAATAGCTAATACAAATGCAAGAGATACATTTAGAGAGCAAGTTTTTTCTACAAGAAAAGGTTTTGCTCGTTCTGTTACATTCCATGATCAGAGATTAATATTTGGTGGGTCAAGAGATTTACCTAACCATTTATTTATGTCTAAAGCCGGAGAGTTTTTCAATTTTGATATTGGCACTGGATTAGATGATGAATCTATACAAGTGCAGATAGCTGAAAATCAAATATCAGAAATCAAGTCTTTGGCTTCATTTAGACATCTGGTTATATTTACATCGGAGCAAGAATTATATGTTCCAACTTCAGAAAACAGACCACTTACCCCAGCTACTATATCAGTTAAAAAACAAACTTCTTACGGCAGCGGAGAGGTTGTTGCTTCTGATTTTGATGGTGCTTTGGTTTTTCTTACTAAGTCTAAGGGAGCAGTTAGGGAATTTGTATACTCTGATGTAAGCCAAGCATATAATGCTGATGCACTTACTTTACTGTCACCGCACATAATAGGTGTGCCTTCTCAAATGGTTTCTCAGCGTGAAGCACAAGACCAAGTAGAAGCTTATCTTTATCTTGTTAATAGCGATGGCAAGATGCCTGTGTTTATGTCAATTCGTAAAGAACAGCTACAAGGTTGGTGTGAGTGGTCAACACAAGGTAATTTTAAGAATTTAGTTAATGTAAACCGACAGGTTTATTCTATTGTCGAAAGAACTATTAATAGTTCAACAGTTACAACCTTAGAGCTTTTGGATAATACATATCACACCGATTCTGCATCTAAGCAAACTGGTTCAGCAACAAAAAACTGGACAGTTGCTCATTTGCCTAACACTGAAGTTGTTGTTAAGTCTGGCAACTATTCTATGGGTACTTATACAACAAATGGAAGTGGTCAACTCACACTTACAGATGCTGTTACCAGCGTTGAAATAGGGCTTAACTTTACACCAGAACTTACAACGCTTCCTCCTGAGTTTCAGTTAAGTGATGGTATATCAGTTGGACAGAAACGTAGGGTTGTCCGTGCTGTTCTTGACTTAAACGAAACGCTTGATGTTAAAACAAAAGGCACAAGCATTCTCATAAGAAGAGTTACAGATGATTTCTCTCTTGAGCCAACTCCACTTACTGAGCGTAAGGAAGTTTATTTACTGGGTTGGGGTAAAGAAGGTACAGTGACAATAACACAAGATCAGCCATTGCCACTCACAATCAATGGCCTATTGCTAGAGGTAGAAGTGTAATGGGCGTACAAATGCAAATTGCTAGTGTATTCCTTGGTTTAGCAGCAGCTAATAAAGCGGCTGGTGCAGCTAAAATGGAAGAGCAAGCTTATAAAGAGCAAGCTGAGATGGCTTCCATTCAAGCTGATCAACAAGCATTAGAGCGTGATACTCAACTTAGAAAACAGTTGGCTTCATTAGGTTCTGCTATGTCTAGCCAAGGTGTGGCATTAGGAACATCTCAATCAGTCACTGCGTTAAGAAATGATGAAGAAAGATTAGCCAAAAAAGATATAAATGCGATTAAACTTATGGGTATGAGCAATAGGCGTAAATATGAGTTAAGCGCATCAGGTGCTAGAGAGAAAGGCAAGGCGATACGTCTTGGTGCTTATGCTAAAACAGCAGCTAGCATTTATGACATTCAAACAGGTGGTGGGGTGAAAACAGGCTGATGGCTTTCCAAAAAACAAAAGGAAGAGGTGTTTTCGTTCAGCCCACTGGTATGCCAAACCTTTCTGGGTTTTCTCAGGCTGCTGCTGAGTATGCCAACATTGCAAAACTTGGAATGTCTATTGGCACTAATGAGCGTCAAAGAGAGTTTAATGACGCTATAAGAGAGGCCGAAATACAAGGCAAAACATCTGGCGTAAAAAGAGATGCTGACGGTAATCTTAAACCTCTTGTTAATTTTGAATATGCCAAAGCTGCGGAGATGTATTCTGATAAAGAAAAAGATGCAGTTCTAAAAGCTTACAAAACAGCCGCTATTGGTGCTTACACATCACAGGCAGTTAGTGGTATTTATTCTGCTGCCAACGAATCTTACTTAGCAAACTCAAATGACCCTGATGCTATAGAAGCTAGTATGCAGGGGTATATGTCTTCCTTATCTAAAATGGATCAGGATATATATCTTAAGCTTGCTCCAAAAGCAGAGGCAGCTTTTCTTGAGGTTAAAAATAGAGCTGCTGCAAAGCAGCAACAAGAAGCAGAAGAAACAAGCAGAGTATTTTTTGGTGAGCATTTTGACCAAAACATGCGTCAATTAGGCAATCTTATTGCTGTTGGCTCAAGCGGAGAACCAAATGATGATGCTGCATTTGCTGACCGTTTCTCTGAGCTTCAAGAAGAACAAGAACAAATATTAGAAAATCTTGCTACTTTTGGTGCAACGCCAACACAAATACAACAACTTAGGGAACTTCAAGGAAACCATTTAGCTATAAGAGCTGGTCAATCTCATATTGATAGGGTTTTTACAGCAACTCAAAGTTATGAAAAAACTTTAACAGCTATAAGCAAAATAGTTGCTGAAGCTCCTAATGACGTAAATGTAGATGTTCTAAGACAATCTTTAGATGCTCATGCTGCTGATTTAGTGAACATACAAAATCAACGCAAAAAAGAAGAAGGTGAAAATAGAGAGAACATATTCCAAGCTATTTCAAGAGAGATTTATCTAAAAGAAGTTGGAAGTGAGGGAAAGAAATCTGTAGCAGAAATGCTTGCTGACCCAAAACACCCCATTCATAACTTAGAAGGAACTCAGATAGGTAGTTTATTAGCTATCGATGATGCAGATAGAAAAGAATATGCAAACAATATTTATAATGAAGAGTTTGCCTTTCTTCAAAACTGGAAGACAATAAAAGGCACTGAATTTGAGAAAAACCTTCTATCAAGATTTTTTTCTATAAGAGACCTGTATGAAAAAGGTTTAGTAGATTTTGGTAAATATGAAGCTGCTAGAGTTGCGTATTTAGAATATGAAGATGATAAGTTTGTTAAGCCAGACAGAGATGCGCTTACTGGTCATGTCTCTAAAGAGTTAAGTAAGGCAAGTAGTTACTTAAGACCGCCAGAATTTTGGGAGTCTAAAATTCCTGATCTTATTGCATCAGGTGTTATTGGTCCAAAAAGTTTAAAATATAAAAATGAGCAATCATTTAAAGATGCTTTATTTGTATACGCTGTTGATTACCGAAAACAGCAAAATGAAAGAATAGAAGGTTCTGCTGCTTTAAGAAAAGCTCAAGGTGGTTTGAAGTTAGGCAAAACAGAACTAGATGCTCTGAATAAATTTACACCAAACTACAAAGCAATTATGCCAGATAACAGTGTAAGACCTGTTGATTTCTTTCCTGTTTTAGAAAACGGTGAAGAAGATATAGAACATTTTTTGGCTTCTGTAGATGCTGTAGATAGATATGCTAATGAAACAGGTGGTCATCTACATCCGGCAGCTAAAGAAATTGTAGATAATTTAGTAAACACCCCTCAGCTTGCAGACAAAGCCAAAAGAATTGTTGGTCAAATTGTAACAGGAATATCTGCAACTGAAAGCATTACTCAAGAA